ATTACACCTGCAGTGAAGGATTCTGAGTTGAGCCACAAAAACAGGCCTATAACACAACTTGAGTTTTTGGCATGCACAACGCGAGTAGGTAATGAAGTACCAGGATGGAGGTTTTATCCTCGTATTAAAGATGGTGCCTTATCTAAAACACTTTGTTACGCCCGCGTGAATGAGGCTTTGCCTTTGCCTGAAGCCTTGGATTCCAACATTTACAACAGTTTGTTGAGATTGTTTGGGTCTGGCCGCGAGCGTTATACCGATTTTTTCACAGATGCGGTTGGCACTTTTCACAAGTTGTTCCCAGAAGCACATGTTGATTTTCCTAGTTATGATGAGACTTTATTGTCACATCAGGTAGATGATGAATTTCTGAAACCTGTAACAATGGATTTGGCTCAAGGGCCTCAACGACTGGGACTTGTGTTGCAGAGCACTATGGATGTTCCAACAGCTAAGAACATAGCCACTGGATACGATAATGCGGTATCGATGGAGTCTAAAGCAGGACCCATAGGTATACAATCGATAAAGGGTATGCCTATTGTAGACACTCCCCAGACATTGCGAGTGCTTCTGCGTAGGAATTATGCAGCCATGGCAGAAGCACCTGGACACGTTAAGGAGTTTTTGTGGGCCAATTTGGGTTCTTTATTTGGGGTCCATAACGGCTCACCTGATCAGGTCCAGACGCCTTTGGCAAAAATAGGTTCCTGGTACAGGGTTTGGTCAGGACCTATTCATGTGGTTGCTTATTCAGACCAGTCACTTAGCTTGTCATATATACCGGGCCAACATGGTTCACCTTCATCAACCACAGGCATATTTGATGTAGCCATACCCAATGGGGCTATTAGTTACGGAGGTGGATACAATTACAGCCCTAAGAGTGTAGGTTATGTGAATGCTAAGATTCCGTTTACCACTGTTTATCACTCGCTGAAGATACCTCATTTTGCAGATGATGACGTTGAAGAAACTAATTGCGGAGCGATAGTAGTTAGAACGGATGATAACAGTGAGAAGATAGCTGTAACCTTTAGCACAGGAGATGACTTTGACATGGGTGTTAGATATCTTTGCCCACGCATTCGGTTAGCAAATGTCAATTTGGCGCCGGACACGTACCCCACGAATTTGCAGTTTCAAGGGATAACGGTGAGTAAGAGTAATTACAACGTGAGCGATGTTCAATCAAGTGGTGTGGAGATGAACCCAACCAACACAACTGAGGCAACAAGTGATACCAAGCTAGACGCCAAGGCTGGGAATGACGCGCCTAACGTTCCCACTCAGTTGGGCAGCGTTTTGAGGCAAACAGCAGTCTATGGATCTTCTGCTCAGCGTGTCAATTTTGACCCCAGTCTCACGATAACCAATGAGATGCAAGCTGGAGATTTGTCTACTGCCAACACAAACGACGTTTTACCGCTTAGTGAGTTGGTTAAACCTATGTTTAGTGGTGGTGTAACTTGGTCTACATCCCAACCTTCAGGAACGATTTTAGCCAGTGGACTTATAAGCCCTAGTGATGATATCACCAATTTGGTTTTGGGTTCTGACACCCAGCATACGGCATTGGCAACGGTGTCTACAATGTATGGCTTTTGGAGGGGACCATATAAGAAGGGGTTCTCAGTTGTTACCAGTGGAGTACATGTAGGCCGTTTAGGTTTTGCTTGCATTTACGGGCAGACGACGTTGCCTACCACTTTGGCGGAATTGACTTCGCAGAGATACTCAGTCTTTGAGGTCAATGCAGAGTCAAACACACATGTGGTGGAAGTACCATATGTGAGCACAAAGAGGTTGCTGCAGACGTATCATGGCCAGTCTGATCCTACCACATACAGTAGTGGTGTTTGGGCGTTGTTCGTCATGAATACGTTGAGAGCACCGGCAGCAGCATCTTCAGTAGTTGACATAGTCATCAGTGAAGGTGGTGCTGATGGGTTACAGTTTGTAGTACCTTTTGCTAACAACCGTACCATTTCATTTGGCCATGTGGCTCAATCGAATAGAAGTCGCTTGGCTGAGCCAGATGAGGAGAAATCTCCCAAGGAGGTCAAACTAGAGCTTCAGATGGACATGGACGTTCCCGTGGCTTTGGGCGAGCAAAAGATTGGGGTAGTTATGGCTGATTCAACTACACCTGATGCTGGTTTGCATGATGATGTCCCAGGGACGCACGATACAGGAATAGTCAGGCAACCCTTTCTGTCTTACATCGACATGTTGGCCAGGAACCAGTGGGTGGCTAACTTTGATTGGTCCACCACGAGACCAGGTAATTTTATACTTTATTCTCGGGGGGTGCCTTTTGGCATGTTGACAAACACGGCTGCAAGGGCAATGAATTCGTTTCGCCA